CCCACAGCTTTCATATAACGCATTTTCCCTCAGAAGAACCTAACTTTCATCAGATCATCACCCTTTTTCTCTCTATACACCCTCATCGCTCTCTCATCGTCTCTGTAGTATTCGTCATACTCCATTCTATATTGGGCGTGCTCGTTGTATGACCTCCATTCACCTAGCCTACATAATAGATATACTTCATCCTCGCTGATCTCTCTGCCTACCAATGTCTTTACCTCTGGCTGATTATCAAACTTCTCGAAGTGGAATACAATCTCATTGCCCGTCCTCTCTATGACTCCATAGTCCTCTATCAGCCTATACTGCGCCTTTTTGCTTCTCAGCTTATCGGCTGTATCCTGGATATCCTGCCTAAACTGTTCAACTGTCATGGTAGACTTAGCCATATTGCAACGCTTACAGGTATACACCTTGTTGTCCTCTGTGTCCTCTCCCCTTATATCACCAATCCTACACAGCATATTACGACCATCCTCTACGATTATCACATAGTCGTCATCTTCTCGCCCTCTCCATATCGGATTTACGTGGTCGGTCTCACCTTTACCCTTGATAGGTTCACCACAGTAAGCACAGCAGCCGTTGTATTTATTCCTCATTTCCTTTCTTCTCATCCTTCCTCACCACATATCCGACACCATGACAGCGATAGCATGTCACTTCTTTTATATCTACAGGTCTTTCTCCATCATATGACATGACGACCTCTTGCCATACTCCACTTCCGTTACACATTTGGCATTTTCTTGTCATACATCCTCCGGTAGCGTTGGTCGCCACCCTATTTATTCCAGTCAACGAGCGGTTATGTTCACGCTTTTTTCTTATACGTTAAGTCTTGCAACTCGTCTATTGAAAATAGATCACCCTGCTTGATGTGTGTATTGAATCTATCTTCTTGAGCATCCCAATAATCCTTGTCAATCTCGCAACCTTCAAAGTCAAACCCCATATCGTAACATGCTATCCTGATTGAGCCGGAGCCGACGTGAGAGTCAAATATTTTGTCGCCTGGTTTGGCGTAGTTTTTTAATAGCCATTTGTAAAGGGCTACTGGTTTTTGGGTGGGGTGGATTTTACCATTTTCTTTTAGCACTGAATATCTAAATATTTTAGCAGGAGACTGTATAGAGTTCCAAGCAAATTCACACATAGCTAATGAAAAGTCTTGCGGTTGTTTTTTATCCCATACAGTTATATTCTGTGTTGCCATAAGATAATCAAGAAAATAATTGCCTCCCCATATAATCTGATTTTGTGATATTCTTAGCAACTCCATAAAATATTCTTTTTTTGGTATTGCTGAATCCCAGTCCTTTTTATTGTGTGCCTGCCTAACAGGGTTACTCGAAATTCCTATCCCATACGGCGGGTCAACAATCGCCAACTCGTAGTACTTGTCAGGTATACCCTTCATAAACTCCATGCAGTCGCATAAATGTACTGTGTTCCTCATACATCCTCCGGTAGTGGTTGGAGTGGTAGCCAGTGGGTGACCTTGCAAACACAGTTGAAAAAGTTGTTATTCTTTCTGTGAGCAAAGTTTTCATTTCTGCTCACTATGCGTATTTCATTATCATAGCTCATGTATGCGTTTGGCCTGTACACAAGCACCTTTTCCCCCTCCTCCGGCAACCTCTCTTCCACAGGTATCCACTCAAGCATAGATTTCATTTTTCTTATGACTTGTAAATAATTCATTTCACTTACAGGAAGATTTTCAAAATCTGTGAACCCTTCAAGAGTGTCAATAATTGAGTACTTGATAGCTTTAACCTCTTCTTTTGCCATCTGCTCAGATTGTCTCAAATCTGCAAGCAACTCAAAGGCTTCGTGAGCGACTCCTTTATCTGCCATCAATTTTGATAATCTTTCAAACTGTTTCTGTGTCATCATTCCCCTACCTCCATTTTTTTGATGAGTTCTTCATACTCAATATGCTTCTCCATCGAACAGTCGATACGTGCATACAGTTCGTTAACCAATTTCAACAACTCAGCCCTATCAGCCCTCAGTTGGGCTATCTCTTTTTCAGTGTCTTTCATGTCTGCACAGGCGTTGACGCATTGGACGATGCGATGAGCGTTGGCTTCTGATTCTTCATCTTTTCCATATACTGGATAACAAATAGCAAGTGTGCCTTTGCTGTCTACAATTATAGGAAATTCACTAGTAATCACTTCCCACGGCTCTTTTGTGTGGTTACTCATGATTTGTCTCCTTTTCCATCCACGGATCATCTTCGTTTAACTCATTATCTATTCTTTCTTTAAGGTTTTTAATCATACCCCTTACTGTGGTTTCTTCTTCTGAGAACCCTGAATCACATTCATACCCATCAGATAAACGGAATATCGAATAATATAACAAGCTATATCCAGCTAGGCACTCATCTCTATATACTTCTATCTCATGCCCTCTATATACTGTTTTCATACATCCTCCTAGTTAACGACTGGTTATATATTCATCACGACGAACTACACACCCATTTGGTATAGATATGGAAAATCCTTTATATGTGCCGTTCCTGACAAGCATTACTGTATGATACATAGAAAGCCCGGTATACTCAGACAGGGCTTTATAGCCAAACAGCCTACGACCATCTATGTCAAAGGCACGCTTTATTCTTGGCATATTCATACTTCCTCCCTTGCTTTGAGCTCTCTATCACACGCCATAACACCCATACCGCAGAAATTTGCGATATCAGCGAATTCTTTTCTAGCCTCTTCGATTGTATTTGCGTTCAACAATTCTTCAAGCTCCTGCTTAATCCTCGCAGTCGCATAATACACCGTAGCACTGTCAAAACCTTGCTTATGCTCATTTTCCTGCAATTTCTCAAACATAGCCTTTTTCAATGCTTCAAACAATTCTTCGTAGTCTCTCATCATTCTACCTCCTTTTTGATTCACCTTTGAAAAACATCCTCATACCGCCATTTTCGTTAAAACGGTCAATTACCTCACTGCCGAGAAATTCAGTCAAATCTGCCATGTTTAGGTTCGATGCTATAATTGTCGGTTTGTTCTGATTATACCGTTCATTTATCAGGTCAAACATCGCATACCGTTCATGGTCTGTATTCATCTGCTTGCCGATTTCGTCTATCACGAGAAGATCATAGCCTGTGTATCTGTCAATTACCTTTTTTTCACTCTCACTACTGTTAAACGTGTCTTTGATTTCACGTGTGTAAGCTCGTGCGTTGACATAATACTTTCGCCCATACCAATTTTTAAGGATGCAACAAGCGATATGAGTTTTTCCGGTCCCAGGTTTTCCGATCATGATTATTGAACGACCTAGCCGTGATACTTGTTCCTGATTGTCGATATATCCTGTAATTGCTTTCATCATGTGAGTATCTTCTGTTATGAAGTCTGTGAGCTCTTTATGCCAATATCGCCTTGGTATGTTCGCAGAAGTCATAAGCCGTTCAAGCTGTTCTTTTTGCTTATTCAGTTCAATACGTCTCATTTCTTCATCTTCTTTTCTTTCTTGTTCTTCTCGGCAAACAGGACAAGCTAACTCAATTTTATGATCTCCAACCGTCCAATACTCAACCTCGTATTCACCATGTTCGCTACATGTTTTTTTCATACGTCCTCCTTTTTGGATAAGGTTTTATCAAATGCTGTATTTTTGATTTATAATATTTCTTTTCTTTTTTATTACCTCTAAAGAAGAAATAACGATGTTTACTATTTTGCTTAACTTTACGGTATTCAACGCCAAGGTTATCAAGTGTCTCTTTTTTTGTATCACCATACATTTGACGTATAGCTCTTGAGCCATACATTTTTCCATTTATAATCCAAGCATCACGGTCACCAGCTCGACTATTGACATTTTTATTCTGATCTCTCATGGAACCGACATAATAAAAGTTACACGCCTGATATATTGTACCAATCTCACCAGCAAGATGATCTGTTGTAGCAGTAACTATTTTATATTTTTCTGGTAGCATTTTTATTGATTCTGCAATTAAATGACTATTTGAATTTTTAGGAGTCCAATGCAGGCAAACACCCCTATTTAGCAATATAATATTACCTGTAAAATCATATTTATCCCATCTGCCAAGATTTTCAATATATTCCTGACCATAAACAACAACACCGCCACAAACACCATCAAAAAATATACCAAAATAATACCAATTTACTGCAGCCATACAACCAAGCCATTCATATTCTTCAATTATTTTCTTAGCTAAATCTCTACTTACTGGCTTTACCACCGATTTATTAACATCCTTAGATATATCATCCCAATAAGCACCAAATAAATCATTTTTCATATCATCTATAGATTTTTTGTCTCTAATTATTTTCTGATGAGCAGTACCAACATCAAGCAATTCATAGTTCATACACTCCCCTCATAATAATCATCATCATAAATCGTGGCAGCTCGTTTTTTATCACCGCCACCTTTTTTGTTATCATATGCACCTTCAAGTATTTTAATCATGTTTGACTGATTTACTATCCAATCTAAATTTGGCTTCCATCCTTGGTTATTTTTGCCTGAAAGGAAATCTGATGCTTTGATTTTATCAAGTGCCTGAATACATATTTCAATTCCATGTTCTTTTATTCGTGCCTGTATGTGTTTTTTTCGTGTTTCTGTCAGTTTGATTGCTTTTGGAAGTGATGAAATGTTGTTATATGCGGTGAGGAATGTTTCTGTTTCTTCTCTTTCATTATCTTGACTACCCTCACCTAGACTATCCTTAACTAGCCTTACCTCGGTATCCATTTTGCGTACATCATGTATACATTCCGTATACAAAGAATAAGACTTGTTATCTTCTTCAATTAACTGTTTCTTTTCTTCTGTGTACATTGTCTTATGGTATCTATCTGATTGAATATAATTATGTATTTTCCAATGCCTTATCACACACACACCACTATCAAACGGTATAACATACTGCTTTGACATCAATACTCGTAAATCATCCTCAGAAGCACCAATAAGCCGTAATATTCTTTTCGGTGAGGAAATAAAACCATCATCGTCAGCCCTCATCGCAAGATGAAAGTATAACAGCTGTGATGACATCGGCATTTCAAGAAATTTATCTGTGTCGATCACATCCATTGAAAACATTCTGCGTTTAGCCATTAGCATACCTCTTTTTGTATTCGTCTTTCAGTCTTTCATATATCTCGGATGATTCGCTCAAAACATAAATAAGCTCATTTTTCGTCATTTTTGGCAGGATATCAGTCATAAATGATTCTTTGTCACATCCAACCATTCCGCAACTAAACTCAATTTCCCATGCTTTTTCCATAAATTTCCCTCATAGATAAAAAAAGACCTGCGGTGTGCGGGCACCAACAGGTCTGAATTAGCCAATTGGCTGAACAACTCCCGCAAGTCACTCAGTCAATTTCTACTATCATATTACCATGTATTTAGTTCCTGCTCAAGCATTTTATCAACATTATCTTTACCGTATTTATGGCACATATCATCATATGCTTTGAATTTTGCTTGATTTTCGGTCATTTCTGCATCGTGTAGATACTTTGCGTGTAGCTCTGCGTATTCTTCAAATGTTATTTTCATAGCTTCACTGATAACCTATCGTTTATTTTTTCGATTGCATTAACTGTGTTCGATCCTTGTGCATATGCCTGATAGTTACATTTTTTGCAGTATGCGTAAAACTTAATACCGTCTCTTTTTATATCGAAGTCAATAGCATCATTTTCAAATTCATCTTTTGTTGCAAAGACAATTACAGTCTGCACAGCCCTTGGATACATTTTACCTCCGCACCTTGGACACGTTGCTTTCAACGTTTTCATAAGTTTGCGAACTTCGCTTATGTCATTTATCATTCTTCTTCCTCCATTCTTTTGATGATATCCCTTGCATATCTCATATTGTTTTCAATTACCATTCTCAACAATTTGTCTTCAATTTTGCTTGTATCTGTTATTGGTATACATACGTTCGATAAAGCAGACACTAATGCATCTCTTTCGCTTGATAATTTATCTATCATTTCTATAGCTCTCTGCATCCTTAAAGCGTGTACAACCGTTCCAAATGGAACCTCTTGAAAGTCTTTTGACTCAATAGATTCTTTTAGTGCTTTTATTACGGTACCAGGTTTATCTTTCGGAATCTTAAAGCATCCATCTTTATCATGCACATACCTACCACACTGTGAGCAATGCCCATGATCTTCAATAAACCCAATTCCACAATATTGGCAAGCAAATTTATAACCAAACATCTTTCCACCTCTTATATAATTTCTCAGCCTCTACAGGATGAGTCGCAGGATTAAGCTGTACGGAATTATTACACTCAAGTGAACAAACCATCATTGTGTTTATTTCTGAATGAATGAATGCCTTTCCATACTTCTTTATATTCCCTTTACCCTGCCCGACAAGATGAGCAAGCTGCGGATATACCATAGGTTCACCGCATACAGGGCATTTGTGTCCTCTTGCTCTGATTTTTCGCTCGTACAGCCTTCTAGCTTCCTTATTATTCATCTTCGCACGCCATTTCATAGAACCTGTCAGCGTCCTCAATTTGCTCACGTTCTCTGCATGAATGACATAACCCTGTTTCAATAGCTTCATTGTCGTATATCAGCCTACCACATGATACGCAAAATAAATCATAATCTATGTTCATTTTTCTCAACTCCATTCATACGTATTTACGAAATAGATTATTGATAATATCCAAATTATGGATACAATCATGCTTTTCACTGCAATGATGAATATCGCACTATCGATATTCACAAAAATCATAACGCTTGCAGTAATCAAAGATGCTATAAAGACCGCATCACAGATTATTGATAATGCAACCATAAAAATATTTATTATTTCTTTCATTTCAATACCTCCTGTTTTCTTCCATTCCAAGCAATATTTCGTCAATTTTCTTGCTGCCGATACCTGTTTCATAAATGATGCTCATGAGCTCTTGTATGCCTTGTGTCGCCTCCTCAACTGTTGCCTCGCTGATTCCCTTTGCTATCGGTACACCTTGTAAACCTTCAGGAACGCTTTGCATACTGCTAACCCACACATAAGCACCACTAGTTGATGCATACATATAATGGTCTGCCATCATACAACGCAAGCATATATCATGATAAAAAGCTTTCCATCCATCATATGACAATTCACCCGTGGCCCACATAGCCCAAAATAAAGCCCAAAAAGTTTTTAACTGCTTCCAGGTCTTAGGATGCTTCAAATTCTCAGCGGTGATGTTGAAATATCCGTTTGATTTTTCGCCTGCAACATCAAGCATTTTACCACCGAGTTTATTCAGATCCTTTACAAGGTTATCAATGTTCGTTGTGAACGATACCTTCATTTTTCTACGCTCATTCTAAATGTCAAATAAAGGTCGCTTCCATCTCTTGTCTCTGACTCAGGAATGAAACCTGCCAACTCTCCAATTTTTACAAATGCCTTAACAGTCATTTTGCCCTCATATATCCTTGTTTCTTTTCCTCCGTCAACCTCTCTCTCAAAATAAAATCTAACTGGCTTTTCCATGCTATCTCCTTCTTTTTTTATTCTTAACATCTCTGTTATTTCACCATCTTTACGATGGTACAATTTGCAGTACCCACAAGGATTCTTCATATCACAACGCCTATTGCACTCACCTCTTTCTAAACTCCACCATTTACAAGTTCCGCAAGTTTCTCCTGTGTTCATTTTGTTGCCTCATAAAATCCGAGAGCAAGAACCAACAGCACGACCGCAAAGAATCCAATCTGAGCACATTTTATCATTGCGAACATGAATAGTAGACTGCCGATTGCTTTCTTAATCATCACACTACCTCAACGTAGTCGGGAAGTCCATATTTGCCTGTCATTCCGTACCCTGCATCAACTGCCATGTCCTCGGATATTGCGAGAACTTCAACTGTGTTGGTGAAGCTTGTTCCTTTGTAGTGAAGCTCTACCACATACGGCAATAACTCATGTACTGTTCCATCGTTCCATTCATCATCGGTCATATTCTCGATGTCTTTGATTGCTTCTGCCTTTTCGATTTCCATGCCAAGGTCAGCATCGCCATAGGTGAAGTGATTTGCCAAGCTTTTTTTGATAAATTCGATTGCTTCTGTTCTTTTCATTTCGTATCCCCTTTCTATTTGATAATGTAATCTTACTATGGTTATATAACCTTGTCAATAAAAAAAGAACCATATCTTAATAAAAAAATATGGCTCTCAAATTATTATTTTTTCAACATGGTCATTATCTTTGCACACTCATCTATCTGACTTGGTGTAAAGCGAAAGACCTTCCATCCTAGCAATTGGGCGTGATTGTATTTTTCCATGTCGTTTATGTACCCTTTGCCTCTATTGTGCCGGCCATGCACCCAAGCACCACCCTCTATCTCAACGGCAATCTTCAACGCAGGTACGGCAAAATCGAAACGCCAACGCCTCTGCGGATGGAATCTGTATTCTGCACATACTTCCTCTTGCAAGATATCAAATATTACGTACTGAAATATGGCGTGTTCACTCATTTTCCATTACCAAAAAGACTATCAAGAACGTCATCATCAACAAATTCCTCAGCTTCTTCGTACTCATCTTCGAGCATCTCGTAAGCCGTTTCAGCTTCATCATCTGAATAGTCTTCTTCGTCAAGTGTCGGCAATTGATTTGAGATTGTGCTTTTCTTTTCCGGCAGCTCATTTATTTCAGGTGATACGTCTCTGAATTCATGCTCAGTGGTACGATTAAACGCATCTGCCATGAGTGTTGAGTCATCAGATGTGTTAATAAACATCTTGCAAGCTCGTGCGATGACTGTTTTAAGACACGCCTGGTCTGTAAACTTGGCGTGAAATGAACCTTGTTTCAAACTTCCGTCATTGAGTACAGGGTTCATGTAAGATTGTCTCCATGCGGTTAGAATCTGATCATATGTCATCAACTCAGTGTGCAGAATCTTATCGTTCTTGCCGATAATAACAGAATAAGCCCCGACAATAGCGTCATTTGATATGTTCGTGATTTTTTGCTTGTGCTCATCAATTGTTTTCATGCCTGTTTCGGGATCAATATGGTAGGAAAACTCATCATCACGGTAGATTACTTGTGAATTTATGGTTTTTATGTCTGAGTTCACATTCTTTGCAGCTGCCACAGAGCCGAAATATGAGCGTGAAAGCGATAGTTCATTGCCGTATGCGATAAAATAACACTGCTTTTTCGCTGGACTCAATGCTTGCAATACCATATCAAACAGTGCTTGACCGATTGAATCTGGTGTACACACCTTCAAAACAGGCTCTTTGCTTCTCGTGACGGTTCCTTGGAGTATGAGCCATGCAGATTTAAGAGCGTTCTCTGCGCTGTAATTTTTCGGTAGGGATATATTCCCCTCTTTTTCAAGTGATTTGACACGCTCAAGAGTTCTGTTTGCCTGATTGTCTTTCTGAAGTTCGTTACTCAATTATATCCTCCTCAACTTGATTCTATTCTCTCTACAGAAGTCACCAAGAGCCATCATCGCAACTGATGAGCCTTCTGCCTCAAACTTTACCTTAATAGTGGTCGGCTTCGTTTCTGTGGATTCCTCAGCAGGCTCTGTAGTAATTTTATGATTACTAGGGTCTAAAGTTGCAAACGTTGGGGAGTTCATTCCAACATCGGCATATAGGTCACTATCTTTTACGCCCGGAACAATCGTCTCATCGGTTTTCTTCTCAGCTTTCTGAGCTTCCATAGACTCTTTCAATTTCCGAGCCTGTTCATCCTGTTCGGCTAAACGGTCACGCATTGAAAGGCATGAGGATATATCACCAGATTTTCCGTACTGTTCAATCAGTCGGTCATAATATGCTTCACCTGATAAAACTTGCAGGTCTTTCTTTACCTTCTCAATTTTCTCATCAATTTCTGTCTGTGCTTTTTTCATCGATACAGAAGAGTTCAACCATTTTTCATCAAAGAAGAAGTTAGTGGACCCGATAAATTCATACAGCTGGTCATCAACCTTGGTTTCCATGTACTTCCACAGCTCAAGCCACTTTTCATCACGTTCTTTTTTAATCTGAGACTTGACTGATGTATCAATTTCAGTGATTGCCCTGTCAAATTCTCCGTTCAGTTCTTTGCAGAGATCCTCAAACTTGTTCAGCGGTACAAGGTATTCCTTTTTGACTGATTTTCTCCGCTCATCAATCATGCTTCTGCCTTTACGCAGCCGAGCAAGCATATCTTTTTTGTCTTTAAGTTCAACCGCTTCAAGATCAAGACCAACATACGGCTCAACCTGTTTCCTTATCTCCTCTCGCAACTCTGAAAAATTGCTGATGATCTTTCCCGGGTCAACCTCTGAGTGAATGATTAACTGTTTATCTTCTGGCATCTATGTTCACCTCCATGTTTTCCTTTTCAAGCTCGACAATCCTATCCTTGAGTTCCCTGTTCTCCTTTCGGTACATCTCTTTCACGTTTTCACTGCTTTCAAGTTCATCCAATAGTTGAATGATAATCTCATCTCTTTTTTTCATAGCCACTCCTTCAAAAAGTTAAGACCGCATCGGGTCTTTTTCGGCTCATTACCTGCTCGATGAATTTGTCACCATCGGCTTGTATTTTTCTCGTCTGTCCTCTAAATTCGTTCGCATCGATATAATACGTTCTATCTATCACCTCCGGAAATTCAGATTTTTCGTAATAAAAATCAAGTATCAACCTTGCTCGAACTATCGCAAAATCGTAACCAGTTATTCCAAGATACCATAGAACCTGTATCAGATAGTAAATCGGTATCTGACCTGTCCACTTCGCAAGTTCCTTCTTGTCTCTTATTCGTGATGTCTTAACCTCAAATACGCCACGCAGAGCGTTCCAAAATAACTCAGCATCAAGTGAAGCCCTACGCCACGGATGCTTAGTGTCTATGAGTACATCATATGGGTGTGTTTCAACGGTTATGTGTGGATATTCGAGAGCAAATAAAGCGGTTATATGCTTCTCTGCTTCGCTTCCGTATCGTACTTGCGGTTTGTCTGATATGTTCTTTCGCTCGACAAGTCGAACCATTTCATTGTAAACATCATCTGATGACTTATACGGTGAGTATCCAAGTGCCGCAGCTACCTCAGAACCACCCATACCTGGGTAATCAGATATGAGCATACCCCTTGAGTTCAACCACTCTTTAACGTCTGTGCAGTGTATTCGTTTAAACATAAGTTAAAACAGCAGGGATGAATCACCTCATCACCCCTGCCTGACCTCTTTTCCGTAAAAATTTGTTCAACAAAGAAAAATAATTGCGTTTATTCGGTCGCCACCTTTGATATGACCAACCAACGGCCGGTATGGGAGCGACAGGATTTGAACCTGTATATGGAGTCACCCACTAAGACATCTAAGTTTTTGACATTACTATCATAGAGTCTTTAGCGTTTACCAATTTCGCCACGCTCCCTTACAAATCTCACGCCGAACGTGAGGGTCTCTAGCCCATGACTAGAGGGATGTAGTGCAACTTTATTTGTGTGCTTGCGGTAAGTTGCCACCCTTATAAAGCTCCACATTGACTGCTTGCACACACAACCAATGCTTCACAGCTTACTCATCTACTTTTACAGGTGAGTCGTTCACATGCTTTACGATTTTGTACATACCATCATAACCGCTACTTCGTGGGTCTGTCTTGTCTACTCTTGTGGTGTTCTCAGGATCACGTGGTGACACATATCTGTACTGGTGAGACTCACGAACTTTCCGCATGATAGTACACTCGGTTCTTCTTCGCTCACCACTCTTTATGATCATGTCATTCGCAAGCATACAGATTGTTGAGTGGTTTATGAGCGAACCGATAGGATTTCTGTTAGCGATTTTCTGAACTGCTTGAATGGCTGTCATGTCACGACCTCCTATCTGCCTCGATAGCATCGTCAATCATATTCCACACAACCGCAATTGTTTCCTTGCGTTTGCCGAACCTGCCGTTTTCTTCAAGCTCTTTCTTGGCGTTTATCAGAACAGTTAACATGTCGCTATGTTTTTTCATAAATGCTATAGTACGTTCCTCTTGCTCATCAAGTTGCTGTGTTCGATTTTTGAGAAGTCCAAGTAACCGCTTCTTGTCATTCTCTGCATCCTGCAAATTCACACCGATAACTCTGACCTTCTCCTGCTGCTTTGCTTTTTGCTGTTTGTAAGCGTTCTTGGTTCCCTCGAATGATTTTTCAAGAGCCTTGTACTTAGACTCAAGCTCTGCCTTTTCCTCTTTCGCTTCAACCGCACACTCGATACAGTTATCAGCTTTTTTCATCTTTTTGCAATCATCACACTGCGTCATAATCTCCCCTTCCTTTCAATGATTTGTTGTACCGTTAAACGGTCATCGATGTTTTTACGTGTCGCCTCAAGCGTCTCAACCTCTGAAGCAGTAAAAACCCTTTGCATCCTCTTTGTATCGTCAAGAGGAATGACTTTACCAAGGCCGTGTGTCGTAGCGATCTGAGAACACACAGCCTTAATCCTACCGCTTGCCTTTGCGTAGTCGGTCAGGTTTATGATCCATTCCATTGCACATCCTTTGTCGTTCGGTAACTTTCTCATACTTCATATTACTATAGTTATATAACGTTGTAAAGTAATAAAAACAAAAACTTGCATTATTTTTTATGCAGTGGTATAGTGAATTAAGCATGGTTTTTTCATCGAACCTCCTATTTGATTTGCCCTCCCTTAACTGGGAGGGATTTTTACGTAAAAAGACCGCCAGGAACTAACCTGACGGCCAAAGAGCGAAAAAGGAGAGACTATGAAATCATGGCAGCAACGTGCCGAGTTTCTTATTTCAACACAACAATGATAGATAATGCAATCGCACTAACTACCGCTGTCGTTATTGTCGCTGTTCTCCAAATGTTTAAGCTGTTCTCCATACTTGAGTAAAAACCTTCTAAGCTCTTGATTTGTTCGCTTGAGGCTTTCAACTCCGTCTGTGCTGTTTCCAAGTTCTTCTGCTGCGATATCAGCGCTTCTTCTTGCTGTCGATAATTTGATCTCAAGCTGTTCAAGCTCGCCTCTACGCTCATCATTGAGCTTTGCAAGTTCTTCTGCTCTTGACCTAACCTGTTCAAGCTCGTCTGCAAGTCTTCTGTTATGCTCTCGTAGCTTGATAAAATCTTCACTAGCTCCGCCTCTGCGGACTCGGCCGACAATAAAGCCGATGAGAAAAGTAAGACCAAAAGAAAGAACGTGAGGCCAATTCCTCTGAAACCATTTTTTGATTTTCTCCCACACATCGGTCATCCTTTGCCTGATATTGCATTTTTAATCCAGATAATAAACTTTACAGCGTTTCTGATGCCGACCTTGCCGACACCATACTCACCCATAAACACCACCGCTGAACCGATGAGAAATTCCCAAAATCCGAGACCTGTATAGATGGTATATCCGAGTGTCGCCAAAACAGAAATGACTGCACCGATGAGCCTCAACTGACTTGTGTGAAAGAATATCAACTTGACCTGTTTCGACAGGTCGATATTCATCTTCTTCTTGTCGAGTGCTACCAACCGTTCCATGATTCCTGCGATTACGGTTATGATTGCACCGTAGTGAATAATCAACTGCTCTGTATTCATTTGTCATCCTCCAATTTATCTATCGCCTTTATGAGATATGTCAAGTTCGTATCGAGTTTCATGTCGATTTCAGATAGCTTGACCTGTACGTCTGAAAAACCTTTCTCCGTTGTCATTGCCTGGTTGTTTATGCGTTCTGCAAGGCTCACATCCCCGTCCTTACGTTGCTCTATCTCGTCAGACAATGAAATCTGTATTTCTTTTATCAGTTCTTTGTTCTGGCTAATATCTTCCGAATTAGACTGTGACAAAGAGCTCACCGCATTTGCAAACGATACCACTATCGCAAGAAATGTTATGATAGTTATAACTCCTCCTATCGTCTTTACAACTGTGCTCCTGTCGGCCATATTTCCCCCTTAGTCAATGATAACAAAATTATTTGTATGCGTCTCACCATTAACGGTGATATCAAAGCTGTATTCGTAGCCTGTCGGGGCTGAAATTGGAAATATCTCAAACTTAACGATACCGTCACTTATGCTTGAAACCGTATTGCCGTTCACCTCTACACCTTCTGAACCGTAAATATGAATGTAATCTCCGGGATCATTGACCGTCACGCTTATCTGCGCTGTAGGTGAGAGCCAAAACTCATCTGTGTATCCTGTGTTTGTCCTTCGTGCGATAGTCTCTGCGATAGGTTCAAGTGTGACATAATGCTCTGAGATTGCGTAAATATAATCGGTAGGTTTATCGTAGAGTAGAAATTCATTGATAGCATCTGAGAAGAAAGGAACAGTTATGTTGATACCTTCCTCATCGAAGTATCCCTGCAGGTTGTAACGTGTATCTGTCGGGTTAAATTCAAAACATGAGTTAAGCAGTTCCGTCATATTTTCTTCGGTAAACGTTCCATCTGCAAAGTCTGTAGTCAACCGTGTAATAAGCTCACCAATCTCGGCGGAGTTTCTACCGTCTGCAATCATTGATGAAAATGCAAGAATCTTCTTTCCGTTCTCAGACTCAAGTTCAATCGCATCTGCCGTGCCTGTCATCGTCCAGTGGAAGTGTGAAGCAAGTTCCTGTAATGCCTGTTCCTTCGCACCTTGCACGCTCATGCCTGTAGATACCAAGTGCCGTACTCGTCTCATGCTGATAGTCGTGAACAGGTTAACATTGATAGTGCCTGTCTGCTCTGTCAGTGCTTTGAGCGTGATTTTGTCGTTAGATAATTGCCCTGACACCTCGTTAAAGAAGTATCCCTCAACGATAAGTTCTACAGCTCCATCTACCGGAACATTAGCGATGTAATACGCACCTGACTCATCTGTTACCGTACCTGAAAATGTCAAACCTGTCTGGTTGAGGTCACTGTCGAGGACGTATAGGTCAACCGATGATGACGGAAGGAATGGGCCTTTGAAAGCTCGCCCCTGTACATCACCTGTCTGCGGTGTCTCTGATGGTACACAACTTGTGAGTAGTACCAAAATCGTTAGAATCGTTAGTAATTTTTTCATAGTCTTTGCTCCTTTTAAGCTGTTCTTATTATGATGGTACCAGCTTTTCTGGTACCGTCATTTGCACTTACTTGAGTTGCTAAGTCTCCGCCTGATAGTTTTCCAAATGTAACAAGATAATATGTTCCGGTTGCCGGTAGATATAAACTGCTTGATGTAGTCTCTGCACTACCTATATCTGTATGAGTTAACGCAACAAATCTAACCTCACCAACACTCATTGAGTTCATAACTGTAGTGACGTTCGTGTTCTGAGATGATGTTGTGTATTCTTCGTATGTGATGCCACGTACAGTGCCTTGTGGAAGTGACAAGCCTTGAAAACTAGGTGATGCTGATGTTCTTACATCCTGATTAAGATACCCAAGATATGTGCTGAGTAATTTTGATGCGATAGTTGCATCTGCGAATGTTGGCGAAGCTGATGAGCGAACGTCCTGATTCATCGGGTAGAGTTCGTTATCTCCGTGACCTGTGTTGAGTGTTGAGAAGGTGACTGCATCGGTTGTGCGTAAATTCTGCCCGACTTTCACCGGCCCATTTCCTGTGTCGATAAATTCGCCTTTCAAGCCTTTCGTGTCATTATCAAATCGTTTAGCTAGATATACACCTGTAGCGTCTTTAATGATGATGGTATCAAGTATTCTGTCACCTGACTCGTAAAATCCTGACTTGGAAGCATCCCAAGTGCCGGGAGTGGTGACAAGTGAAATAGAACGCTTGAGAGTGGTTGAGCCTGCAATGATTTTGAGATAATACGTGCCGTTTGCCTGACCAGAAATATCTATGAGTATTTGAGATTTAACAACCATCGGAAGGCCGTTGTCGTCTGCAATCCCTGATATGTTTATGATGATGTTCGGTGATGAATACTGCACATCAAATCTATCATAGCCGTTGAAAAGCGCCTCGATGTTCGTGTTCTGTGCTGAGTAGCCTGTAGATACTGCCGATGGAGTAGGGTCAACCCAACTATCACCTGCCTCGTTTTCTGTCAAAATCTCTATTTCATCAGCCATTTCATCTCCTTGCTAGATAATACCATAGTTTTTACAAGACCACAACATGACCTTGAAAAACATGAGCTAATTTTTCAAGCGTGGTCAGTCCGTTTATTTCTGAAGGTTATCACTTCATCACCGGCCATATCACATCAAAAGGAAAACCATCCTGTTCTGTGATATCCCTCAAGCCCTGTCTATATGCAAGCATATCTGAATCTTGGTACAAAGGGCTGTCAGTTACTTGCGTCCAGTCTGTTTCATATAACTTCATATCACGCTCATAACGCACCTTATCAGCAACACTGTCTATGTACTGCTGGTGTAGTTCCTCAAACGTCTCGTTGCCTTTAGTGCGGTAATAGTCGCACTCGTATTCGGTTATTGTTCCTTCCTCTGTTTCTCTCTGTCTGGACACGAAATTCCCTCTCAGTTCTCTCACGTTTCCGAGAATGATCTCAGTTTCCATTGTATCTACTGTCATGCGCATTTAGCAGCCTCCTTGAGCTTGTTTTTGTTTATGGTCTTATTTATCCTGTTGATCACATTGCGACAATCCGAGTGATCGAAGAATCCTTTCTTTGATAGCAGTGATCTTGCGTGATGAGGTGTAAACCTGCCCCGATCCACTCGATCGCACAGCCTTCTGGTTGACAGATAATTGCTGCGCCTGAGCGTCTGTTTACCGTTCCTGTATGTACGATATCCAAGCATGTCGATAAAGTTAGTATCTCCCCACCTGAAGATCTTCACCTTGCCAGATCCAGACTCCTTAACCTTTAGGCCGAGCTTTGAGAGCTCTGATTTTATCCTGGATAAGGCTGCTTGTGCCTTGCGCTTTGAAGAGAATAGCAGCAGCATGTCGTCTACGTATCTGAGGTAGAAACTGCAGCCGATCTGCTCTTTCACGAAGTGGTCAAGATCTGAAAGGTAGAATAGTGCACACCACTGGTTGAAGTATGACCCGAGTGTTATGCCCTTCCTGGTCTCTCCTGAATCGTGGTAGAGGATAGTCCTGATCAGGTCCATAACCTGGCGATCACGGATCTTCGAAGCGAACTTTTTTACAAGCATCTCAACGTCAATGTTGTGATAATACTTTTTGACATCCAGCTGCAGGACCCACTTAGTCCCCCGCTGCTGTGACCAGTGTTTGATGAGCTTTGTACCGTAGCTGATCCCACGACCAGGGATGTTCGCCACCGAGTGTTTGATAAAGTGTTGCATGAATCTCTCACGAAGCGTCTCAACGAGCATCCAGTGAACGATTTGGTCGCGGAAGGCGGGGCAGGAGATTACGCGTTTCTTCTTCGCGTTCTTGTCGTACTTCACCATCTCACGCTGTGGTCGAGGGTAATACCTGCCCGTGTTCAGGTCATTCAATAACATCTGCTGTATAATAGGGTCCTTCATGTTCTTAACCGATAATCGTCTTCGCTTTCCTTTGCTCGCCATCTCATATGAAATTTTCAAATTCTCAAGTGTTGCGAATTTCTCAAACGTTATGTCTTTCCACGTATTCATTAAAAATTATCCTTACATTCATCGACGTTCGTACTTTCTCAACTACTAACCGATATAGAAGTTAATGTATTTTCCAAAAGGAGGACGACCGCTTGCGTATAATGTACTTTTATAAGGATAAGGCGAGACCCGATGTTGTGGTTCGAATTGGACGGCGTATTGTTCCCGTTCACGTAGAAGAGTGAAACGTTACCGCCATTGTTCCAGTTGCCACCGGAGTGCAAAAACGCTTGCAAGCAGACACCCTAATAATTTCAAAAATCATGTAGCAGGGGTTGCGCACCCCTGCACCCCCGAACTTACCCGATAAGGCGAGACCCGACGCTGAGGTTCGAATACGACGGCGTAT